ATCTAGTAGTTCTATAGTTTGCATTGGATTACTTGTTGGAACATAATCATTAGTTGAAGATGTTGTTGCAATCTCAATAACAGTTTCGTGCTTTTCAAATCCAATGATATGTCTTGTTGCAGTTATGATATACTTACCACTAATACTTGAATCTTCTCCTTCGCCTGTATCTTTGACACCTAGTGTGGGTGCGATAACATTTACATTGAAACCTGAAGTTAATTGAAAGTTACCAGGCAGTGCTGCTTTAATTCTTTTTGACATTAAATTTTCAATAATAGATTTTCTTTGTACAATATACTTCTCAAAGTTATCTTCTTTAGATAATGATGTTGGGTCTGATGTTTTAATATAGTTACTGAAATTCTTTGCTGTTCCAAAAATACTAACTACTTTCTTAGAGTCAAAGGCTAGTGTGCTATCTAGACCATCTCTGTTTACAAAAGATGAAAAATTAGGCATATCTTCTGCGTGTTTCATATTAGCAAAAACATCACCAAAAGAAATATTCTTCTTAGCAACAGTTCTGGTGATAGGATCAAATCCAACAAACTGTGATGCATTCACACCACTTCTAGTCTTTTCAATCGTGTTTGCTTGTGACACTACTTCAAATGCTCTGACACCACCCATTTCTTCTAATGGACTTTTTGAATTGGTATTTTTCAATTCAAAACTTAAATCTAAAAGTTCTGGCTTTGTAAGCAGATTAGACAATGATACAAAGTTATATCCTACTGCGTTTTGAAAGAAAATAAAATTAGGCGACTGATGATAATCAACGGCTCTCTTTGCACACCATTCAATTGCTTCAAATGGTCTAAGATTAGGTATAACAATCTTCTTTATACCCGATGTGATATCATAATATCCACCAGCTTCATTTCTAGGAACTTTTAAATAATGCGTAAGAATATTGGCAACAATATCAGTATATGTGCCTTCAAACGACTGATTGATACGTTGTTGGTCTGAGAAAATTAATTCATCAGATACGAAATTTAAAACGTACTTCTCATTCGTTAAACTCTGATTTGAACGACCTGATTGATTGTAAATTCTAAATGCTTTTTTAAATCCACCCACATCTGAATCTTTACCTTTTGAGATGTGCATTAGCAATGATTCAGAGCCATCAAATAATAACTTGCCAGATAAGCCAACAGAATCGTTGATTGTTATTTTTCCACTAACAACAGGTAAAAATATAGAATCAAAAATGTTGATTTCTTCGTAAAGCGCAGATATATCAACATTACCACCTTTTGTTACTATGATAAGCTCATGGACAAAAAACTGCGTAGATTTTACAACATTTAAACTCACGACTTGATAACCTTCTTGAATTCTTTTTCTACAGCCGCAACAAATTCTTTTTTCAATAAATTAATTTCGCGCTTTTCTTCATTCAAATCTTGTTCATACTGATAATATGTTTTCTTCTCTTTTGAAATAGTTTCAGTAGTTGTAGTTCCGTCAGCAAGAGAGTATGTTGTTGTCGTTGATGCAATAGTTGCATATGTATTTGCATCTACTTCAAATTTTTCTTCTATGGTAGTTCCATCTCTTGTATTATCTTGCGTTACTCTGGTAACAATTTTATAATATGCCTTTACATTATTGTTGCTCATTGCCCATGCAAGACCCGTTTGTGATGTTGTATTAGCCGCACCATTTGCGGTATATTTTTTATCAACATAATTGATGAATGTGTTATATGGCATTGGCCAGTCAAACTGCGGATCAACAATATCATTGAACATCAAAACAATCCAGTGGCGTTCTGGATGGTCATAATACTTGTACGCTATAATTTCAGGCGTATCACCTTCTTGTATTTGATATTTGTAGAATGCTGTTGCATTTTGTTTTAAAGAAGCCTCAAAACCAAAACGAGCAATAATATTAGTGACAGTATCTAAACTGGTGCTTGTATTACTATTAGTGTAGACTGTTTTTGGAAAAAGATTAAAATATTTGGACATGATTAACCAAAATTATAAGGATCCATGTTACTTGTTGTTTTTTGAGTACCGCTAACTGATGTGTCTTTAGCAGAACTGTAATCTTGTTTCGTCAAGTATGTTGTTTCTTGGAATCCTAGTGTTAATTGTATTGCAACAGGCATACCTGTTCCACCTAATGTAGGTGATAACTGACCAGGCACTTCATAAGCATTAAATCCTCCTGGTGCATAGTTTGTTTGAATAGAAGTTAAAACGCAAGTGGCAATTGGAGGAATATTTGGATTTTCTGCTCCTGCATAATAGAATTTAATATCAAATTCTGAAGGAGGAATTAAAAAGCCTTTAACTTCTCCACCAGAGCCTGCAAATTCTGGTGCTTGATGAAAACGTAGTCTTTCTATAATTTGCTGTACTTGTAACGCTTCTTTTTCATCTCTTGGATAAAAAGTAAAATCAAATTGAAACTGTCTAAAACTAGGAGACTTATAAATCATCTCCAACATTGGATTTCTAACCACACCTGTTGTTGCAGTGAAGGCAATCGTTGCTGAATTTTTGCTACCTAATAAAGTACCTATCGTTTCTGCCGTTCCTTGAGCACCTTGCAAGCCAGCATTTTTAAATCCAGCCATTGCTGCATCTGAAAACTTTCCAGTTTTTTCATATTCATCTAATGCACTTTTACCTGCACCACCAAATAAATCAGATCCAACAGACATAGCATCATAACTCTGATTATACTGATACATTAAAGTATCTGGCATGTACAATGCAATTGCATCGGTTGTCAAAACTGTTTGATTCTTTAGAAAATTATTTTGTGTTATTCTTTTAATTGAATTGCTAATTTGTTGTGTTGATTGTGCTGAATTGCCACCAATCAAAATATTCTTTTGAGCGAATACGTTTCCTATTTCACCAATGACATTATTCAATTCTGCTGATGCTTCTCCCATGGCAGTTTGTAGACCAGCCAACGCATCATTCATACCACCAGTTAATTCACCCATAGAACCATTTAATCTATCACTTAATTCTGAAGACATATCGGCAGTCAATTTACTTAATTCAACACCAGAACCACTTAACATATCCTGTGCGCTTTTTAGACCGCCAGTCATCGCACTCATAACATCACTTGGAATCATAGAAGTTGGACCAGTAAACGTTAATCCTGTGGCAGGAGTAGAATTAGTTGCTTCACCAGCAGTGACAAGATTTGAATTCTTTTGCTTTCTTGCATAAATTACCATGTAATGCCCTTTATCGGCATTACCAACATCAGCAGGATATCTTAGCGTGTTTTGGTCAAAACTTGATTTGAATAAGGAAGAAAGAGGACCTGCTAGACCTCCTGCTTGATCTTTATTAAATTCTATGTCTGATAGATTGAAGAGAGGCATTTAGTAATCCAAAAAAGGCGTTATAGATACTATTTATGATAAGTAAAGGAAGATTTCTGCCAAAAAACCCGAAGAAGTATAATGGTGACCCAATGAATATCGTATATCGTTCTAGTTGGGAACTTAGGGTAATGAAATATTTAGATGATAATCCAAACATCATCTGGTGGGCATCTGAAGAGATTTCAATCAAATATGTGTCTCCCATAGATCAAAAGATTCATCGTTACTTTCCAGATTTCGTTGTAAAGATGAAAAAGAGAGATGGCTCAATCAAAACTGTTGTAATGGAAATAAAGCCAGAGAAGCAAACTAAACTTCCTAAACAATCACGCAAGACAAGACGATTCATCCAAGAAGCAGCAACATATGCCGTAAATCAAGAAAAATGGCGTGCTGCTGATATCTTCTGCCAAGAACACGGTTGGCAGTTTATGATACTGACTGAGAAAGACCTTGGCATTTGAGATAAATATGCCATGGCAAAACTAATTGATCGTATAAAAAGTTCTCTTGCAAAGCAAGGTTTAACACCTGGCACGAATGCTGCTAGGACTTGGCTTCGTTCAAAGGTCAAAGATTTAGCACCTTCTAAAACGGCACTGATGAGAGACAAAGAAAGACTTAGAGATTCTTCTATAGTCGGCAAAATGTATTTTTATTATTATGATCCAAAGACAAAAGATAAGTTGAAATATTACGATAGATTTCCTCTTGTGGTTCCAATTGAATCTTACCCAGATGGATTTCTAGGATTGAATCTTCATTACATTCATCCAAAACACAGATTGATTCTTTTGGACAAACTTAGTGATACTGCAACAGATAAAAGTTTAGATCCAAACACCAGATTACGTGTTAGCTACGATTACTTGCAAAGAGCATCAAAAGTATTTGAAGCAACACCTTGCATCAAAAGATATTTGTTTAGTCATGTGCAATCTAGGTTCTTAGAAATTGGTGCAGACGAATGGGATATCGCAGTTATGTTGCCAGTAGAAAGTTTTGTCGGTGCAGGCACAGGTAAAGTTTACTCAGACTCAAGGAAAAAATTCTAATGTCATTTTCACCAAATCTATTTCTATCAAATGCCCGAGGTAAAGACGGATTCGCCAAACCTTGTCGTTTTGAGGTCGTTCTTCCTATTCCTTCATATATCAACAAATCAGTTGGTAGTGGAGTCATAGAGAAAATATTGAATCTTCCAAATTCAGTGTTTAATGATGTTAGTGATGCTATCTCAAAAGGTATTGGAGGATTAACTGGTTCTTCCGATTCAGGTGGATCTTTATCACGTTATCTTGCTCTTCAGTGTGAAGCTGCTGAATTACCAGGCAGAACATTAGGAACTGTTGATGTTAAAATTTATGGTCCTACATTTAAAGTGCCAACATCAACACAATATGGCGATATGACATTTACATTTCTTTGCACTAATGATTTCTATGAAAGAAAATTATTTG